CCGTTGTCGCATCGTGGTCGCTTCCTGCGGCCTCTACGGAACCATCAGACTCGATAAGACGACATTCGCCTACATCATAGTTGTTGATGGTTGTTGCGCCTGTGTGGCCACCGTAAACAGGGCCACCCAAAGCGGCTATAATCACATCGTCAATTGCACGATTCAGCGAGAACGCCTGATTCTGTGCATAAACTGATTGTGGATCGATAAGCATTTTAAACTTATCCGGTTTGTCGATAAGGTCGGCAGGAACTACATAGTCTGCCATCGACAGTTTTCGTCTTGTGTGGTCGGCATCGGAAATCGGAGTAGCACCGTGACGTGCGCCACGAAGCTGAGCGTCCTTCGGCCCAATCCTTTCCACATACATTGTATCGCCTGTAATTGACTCGGGTCTGCAACATCCCCTAAGCAACGGCATTTTCTGCTGCGAAAGCATAAGGATGTTAGCTTTGACCTGGTCAACAAAGGCAATAGGTATCTGCTGTGACATAATACTACCTTTCGCTAATTGTTGTTTTTTATCGGAGTAAGGTAATCCAACAACTGGGCCTATCCTAACCTAACGCTGGTTTTCGTGTCGATTACGACAATCTTTCGGGCCTTTATAAAAGGTAGTCCACTACGGTTATCCTTGGCCTCGGCCTATTAGGTATTCGAAGCTTTTGGGTACATCTTGTTTCTTAACGCCATTATCTTTTCAGCGATTTTCATTCTCTGTGCCTGAGTACCCTTCATATACAACGGGTCGGCCATGAGAGCGTCAATCTGTTCATTTAAATCAGACGGCGTTGGTATTGCCGCATAACTTGGCGGCTTTCCCTCGGCGAACTTCTTGCCAAGGTTAATTAAAAGTCTTACTGCATTTGGGTCTTCTCTCAAATAAGCAAGGCTTTCTTTCATGGACTCATCGCCATTAGATCCTTCTTCAAATGCAATATCGCCAAGGTGTAACTGCTGATCTAAAGCTGCACCATATTCAGCAGACAGTCCTGCAACAAGTTGTTCCTTTGCAGTTGCTTTATCTAACTGAATTTTCTGATAATCAGCCAGCATGTCCTGTGCGAACTCATTAACAAAGGCATCTGCCGCCTTCTTGCTGACTCCACCCTTATGGAAGCGGTCTTGCCATTTTGCAAGTCTTTCCTTTGGAAATACCTGCTCGATAACTTCTTGTGGAAACTCTTTTGGTGCTGCAAGGTTATAATCAGCAGCTGTTTCAGGTCTGCCACCTGCCTTATAATAAGCCTCCCACTCTGAGGGATCTGATGCTTCGGTAGGCAGGGCAACTACATTCTTTCCTACCATCTTTTTAGTATCGACAAACATTCTTGCAAGAACCTTAGCGTCCTTAACGGTTGAGAGGCTCTTTTCTTCTTTATAGCCGTCTGGCAATGTACTCTGCCAGCCATCGTTAAGGGTACCATCGACGTTAAAGTAGTTCGTTGGAGTTACTTCGGCAGTTGTTTCAGGTGCTACGTCGGTTGTAACTGCTTGTGTTACATCTTCCATATTACACCTTCCTTTCAAACTGCTTCATGTTTCTAGGGTCATTGATGTACTTCATAGCAACATTCTTTAGCGTCTGAATAGAAAACGTCTCTATCCTTGCTCCTTTGTTGTTTTCTTTAAATGTAATAATGTCTGCGCTGTCCTGACAGAAATATGGACTTCTGCCCTTCTCTATTATGGTCTCCTTTCCTACATCATTTATCTTTTTGCCAACTGGGTCGTATGCTATGATTTCCATTATCTTAACATATCCTCTTGGCACATTCTCCTCTTGCTCAACTTCCTGATACATTGTCGGGGCTTCGGTAGTCACTTTCGTGGCCTCTGCTAATCCTTCTTTGCTCATAACTAATCCTTATTTATCTTAGACATATCCATATTCAGCCAGTGCCGAATTTCTAGTATTATTGAACGGGCACCCTGATTAAAGTCTGTCTTTCGAGCAGAATTCCTATCAAAGGTGCAATCGTTTTCAAGGCAAAACTTAGACAGGTAAGCGAGAACTCTTTCTTGTCGCTCTCCTGTAAAGGTTTCTATAAAGTCGCCATTTCTCTGTTTAAGTATTTCGTATCGAGTAAGTTCCATTATAATCCCATCAATGCGGCAGCAGGACTACCTTCTTCTGGTGCAGCAGTAGTCTGGCCATAAGCCTGACCTCCAGCTTGCATTGCGGCCAATTCTAACTGCTGCTGCTCTTTTAATGCACGAGCTTCTCTCTTTGCATCTCGCTGTTCCTCGGAAGCCATATCCTCTGTATTAACACCTAACGTTCTGCCAAGTCTTTGAATAGCGTCGTCAGAGTCAACGTTATCTGTGGCACCTGGGAATCTTTCTTCCATTGCCCCGACTATCATTGCCCACTCTTGGAATGCCCTTGACTGCTGACTTCTTAGTTCTAATGCAAATGGACTTACAAACTCAAGCCCGAAATTAACACCATTAAGTTCTTCTGGCGGCTGTTCAACTACGCCATTTCTTATAAGGAGTAATATAGACCTCTCTACTAGCGGTGCTATTTGCTCATACCATATACGGGCTATTGGCGAGCCTATTTTAGGCCACATACCCCTAATTCGCTCTCTTATCTCTAATGTAGTTCTTCGGTCGCCCGTAAGGTCTTCGATTGGATTAAATGCGTTCTTATATAAAGCCCTGTCAATTATACCTGCCTGCCTGTCAAGCGAAGCCTCTGTTATATTAAAGTTTCCGTTAAGACCTTGTGATATAGCCATTGCAGATGGAAGCTCTGATACGGTATTTCTTGCTCCAGGGAAGGTTCTGTATGCACCCTCTACAGATTCTAATACATCCATAGCCGGGTTAGCCCATTTATTGCCAACCTCATTGAAGTCTCTATTCATTCTATTTAAGACTTTTATCTGGGGGAGTATCTCTACACAAATGCCAATGCCATCTTTTTCTTCTGCAGGACGTTTCCATCGCGCAGTATGGTATGGGAACTGTGGATAACCACCTTCGTAAACGGTAAGTTTTTCCTTAACATTGACAACTATCTCTTCCCAAGGCATGTTGGTATTGACTTTTTGAGACAGAGTAGGATTTACTATCTTCCTTGGCGCTATAAGATATATGAACTCAAACTTTTCATTTGACTTTTTAGGTTCTTTAGATGCCTTTACAACTTCCTCCCCGACCTTATCTTCGCCAAATTCCTCGATAGCCTGTGCTGGTGTGTAGAAAACTGTTATGACAATACCATCTACGAGCTTTTTACTGTTCTCAATAAGCTGATATGTTCCTATAACTGTATTTCTGTAGTTAAGGCCTGTCTTAGTAGTCCACTCTGAATAGATGCTGGCAGGGCCAAAAATAATTAACGACCGTAAAACCTCATCCATCTCTACTATGAAATTTGAATTAAAGATATGGTCATGCGCAGCTTCAGTAAGTTTTGATATGTACCTTTGGATATTGTCAGGAACTTCTGAGCTATTGCCAACCTTAATTGAAAAGAACTGCTGGCCTGCTGGGAAAAGAGTGTGTTTAAGGTTTGACACCATATCTTCTGCGTCAAGCAGTGGGGTAAGATCATATATCTCGGATGTATCAGACTCACCTGCTGACTTCTCGTCAGTGATGTGGATATAGGGGTAAACAAAGTCGGCGGTATCCTGCCATTTGCTGCGGATATTCGACTGCCTTGCCTTCTCTCTATTCCTAAAGTCTATTACCTGTTCTGGGGTCATTTTTATGTCCTATTGTATTTGTTATCTACGGTCTCATATCTATTCTGAGAAGAATGAGAAACTGTCCTAATCTTATGTCCGCTGCAAGCAAGAACGAAGTAATTTAAAGCATTTCTAAAATGCTCCTGCTTGTCGCCTGTGGGTCGATACCTGAAAACTATAGACCCATTTCTCTTATCCTTCTCCTCAAACTTAGCCGTATTACAGCATTGCCTTGCAAACTCTTCTACCTCTGGGCATTGCCTAGGAAGGATGATTTTGCCTTGAGATAACAATGAATGAGTCTGGTCGAAGATGCCTGTCCTGTGAGCCTTAACTATTCCTGTGTTATCATTGAACACAGACTCCATTACCTGGCTGTCAGAGTATTCACACAGGAAAGTCCTTGAGTGATTCTTCTGGTATGTCCTGGCTTCGTCCTCGTAAGGCCTTATGTCTATTACGGTACTCTTAACGTTGTACCTTTTGGCAAGGTCTGAAATCTCTTGGAAACTTGTTACCTTGCATGC